TGATTAAATAGTAGTGTCGCCATAAAGGGACACACTACACTCGCTTAATAAGGAGAACTATTATGACTAACCTACAAAGGTATACTGCTGCAGATCTTCCAGCACTAATGGAGAAGATCACAAAGAATAGTATTGGATTAGATAATTATTTTGATGACTTCTTTAAGATCCAAACACCATCTAACTATCCCCCTTACAATCTAGTTCAGTTAAATAATCATGAATCAAGATTGGAGGTAGCACTTGCAGGGTTTAAGAAAGATGAAGTCAAAGTCTATACAGAGTTTGGAAAACTACATGTGGAAGGCAACAAAGAAGAAAAGGAAACAGATGTCGAATATACACACAGGGGCTTGGCACAACGTTCATTCACAAGGACTTGGCAACTCAGCGACGATTGCGAAGTTCGACAGGTCGTATTTGCCGATGGACTCTTATCCATCGAATTGGGAAAGGTAGTTCCTGAGAAACATGCTCGTAAGGATTACTTGACAGCAGATTAAGATTAGATTAAACTGCTCTATATAAAGAGCCCATATAAGCGGATCCTAATGAAAAGGCTTATCGCATTAGCAGCACTTGCTACCTTAATACCTGGTTGTGCCGAGGCACGGACTAGACTTTCGGGAGCAGGTGCTTCTTTTCCATCTAAAATATACAGTAGATGGTTTTCTGACTATGCGAAGTCAGGAGGTAACAGAGTAAACTATCAAGCAGTTGGTAGTGGCTCAGGTAGAAAAGCATTCTTAGATGAAACAGTAGACTTCGGAGCATCCGATGATCCTATGAAGGATGCAGACATTGCTAAATCAAAACGAGGACTAGTCCAGATACCTATGACTGGAGGTACTATTGCCTTTGGTTATAATATGCCTGGTTGTGATTTAAAACTTACGCAAGAGCAAGCAGTACAGGTTGCTATTGGTGAGATAAACAACTGGTCACAGGTAGGATGTGATGACCATGCGATGACATGGGTGTACCGTTCTGATGGTTCAGGTACTACAGCATCATTTACTAGATCAATGAATGAGTTTAGTAAGAAGTGGAAACTTGGAGTTGCTAAATCAGTTGCTTGGCCTGTTGGCATAGGTAACAAAGGTAATGCTGGTGTTGCTGGCAACATTAGAAATCAATTAGGTTCTATTGGTTATGTTAATCAGTCCTACATTAAGGGTGAAGTTGTTGCTGCTGCCCTTGAGAATAAGAATGGTGAGTTTATTACACCATCAGTTGAGTCGGGTGCTTTGGCACTCAATGGTATTACACTCGATGAGAACCTCGCAGGGACAAACCCTAACCCTTCAGCAAAAGGTGCTTACCCCATTGCTACGCTTACATGGGTACTTGCTTATGAAACTGGTAATGGTAACAAGACTGAAGCAGTGAAGGATACCTTTAAAACGTTACTCTCTACAGAGTATCAAGAGAAGGCATCTGTGCTAGGTTATGTACCATTGAGAGGTGACATCCTTGAGAAGTCTCGTGCTGCTGTTGAAAGGATATCTAAATAGTATACTAACAATTTTATAATGACTGCTCCAACATTAACTGATCTCATATATCTCAAAAGAAATTTTTTGAGTAGAGATCAGTGTGATATGATTATTAATGAGTTTGAAACAAGTCCAGACCCACCTCAACAAGAACATTGCCCTCAAGCGTTTACTGGTGAAGATATTTGGTCACCATTTTTAGTAAAGTCTCCTCAATATAAAAGTGCTAGTTTCTGTTTGATACATGAAACTATTGAGAAAATGATTAATGACTATCATGATTACACTGATACCTTTGATGCATTTCATGTTCTTAGGAGAGAAAGCATGATGCATCCTCACAAGTATCGTATTATGAAATATAATAAAGGTGCTTGGATACATCCCCATATAGATCATGATCCTGGTGTGTATGGTAGTTGTACCATCAATTTAAATACTGACTATGAGGGTGGCACATTTTCCTTTTGGGGAGGTAAACATAAAGTCGAGTTGGGTTTAGGTGATGTAATGATTTGGCCAGCAGATTTCTTTTGGGTACATGAAGTAGAAGAAATAACATCTGGTGTACGATATTCAGCAAATACATTTTTGTGTGAGAATCCAGTACTCTTACCACCAGAAGTGAGATATAATATTAGACAACATTGTATGAGTTGACGTTATTGGTAAATAGTGGTACTATAAAGGAACCTGAGTTTAAATTATGGATAAAGAATTAGGATTTGTAAATGCGATGTTCACTGTTCCTATAGTGCATTATCCTATAGAGAATTGGTCTGAGAATAAAAAGAAGATACTTGATGCATTACCACCAGAGGATGATTCTCAATTGGAACCAAATGGTACTGGATTGTATACTGACTTCTTTATCAATGGAAAGGTTAAAGAGTTACCTAGTTATTTCCATACAGTAGTAGATGTGATCAAACCATACCTAAAAAGCTTTATGGATGGTAATCCAGTAGAGTTTGTTGAAATGTGGTACCAAAAATACTATAATATGGTGGAGCATAAGACACACTGTCATGGATTTACTGGATGGTCGTCAATTATCTATGCTGAGTTTGATCCAAAGGTACATGAGTCTACTAGGTTCTTCTCACCATTTAGACAACCTTGGGATTGTGACGTAGAGGTCTTCCAACCAGAAGTAAAAGAAGGAGATATGATACTCTTCCCTTCATCTCTACTACATGAAGCACCTGTTAATAGAACCGATACAAGAAGGACTATCATATCATATAATATCAGAGGTTATGTAGATTACGTTAAACATACGTTATTTTCTCCTGTTGGAACAACAACTATCAACAACGATAAACACACGGCTTAAATATGCAAGAATTACAATTCTTTGGAATGCCTATGTGGAGAGAAAATATAGATTCTAAATCATATAATAAAAAAGAAATTATCGATACGATTACTAAAAATTATCAGAAAAATCGTAGTCGTAATAATTGGTTGGGTGTTAATAGAGTTAGTAATCTTCATCATACATATGATGATTGGGACAATAAAGAATATGAAGTTCCTGATTGGAATAACTCTCTTATAGGTTTGTATAAAGGTGTTATTCAAAGATTTTTTAGTGGTATAAGTTTTGAAAAATTTAAAGTTGAATTTCGTGTAATAAATTACACATGTTGTGGAAATTCACAATATATGCAAGAGCATCTTCACCCTACCGCTGATTTTGTAGGAATACATTATATTCGATTTGATACTGAATCACACACACCTACAAGATTCATAAATCCAATGGGTTATGCTAAGTATCTTGACTGTATAGGAAATGAAAACAAAGTAAAATATGATGATAAAGATATTTTAAATGCGTGGATGTTTCCTAATTGGGAACTACCAGTTATAGAAGATGATATGATAATTCACCCTGCATTATTAGCACATGATGTGCGTCCTCAAACATGTAACGATGATAATCTTAGAATAGCAGTTGTTCTTAATATAAATGTTTATGATGAAAAATAACTATATACTATACAACAGAAGAGACCCGATGGGTCTCTTTTTTGTTTGAGGTTACTATGAATGTTTATGTAAATTTAAAACCAAACACCTATGGTGGTGAGTCAGACCTCTTGACATTAGAGGTACCTTCAGGTTATACTGAAGAACTTCTGCGGCATGTTAGACCCATCGCAGAACAAAAAAATATATCCGAAGATAGAATCCTTAAGGATATTATCAAGGAAGCAGTACACGAAATCGAACGGAGGGATTATGAGCGTAAGGGTCGTAAGAACAAGAAACGGTGAAGATGTCATCTGTGACATCCGTGAAATTAGTCAGGAGGGAGATCAAGATAAAAAGATCCTTGGTTATCAGTTAATTCAACCATATAGTGTTTGGATTTCTGAAGGAATAACTGCTGACGATGATGAAGGTAACATTCATAAACTCAGTAATCCTGAAATTACTATGGAACCTTATGTACCTCTTTCAAAGGATCAAAAAATTATCGTTCGTTATGATGAAATTATCAGTGCATATGAAACACATGATGATGTAGTCGAAAAATACAATCAATTAGTTGGAGCAACAAATGGCATCGAATCTGAAAGTCCTGTTGATGACAAACAGGAGTGAGTATCTAATCGGTCAAGTGACTGAGTTGGATGAAGAACCTGCAATCTTAGTTGAAAAATGTTTTAGCATTTCTCCTGAAGGAGTATTGTCACCCTTTCCTGCGTTTGCTTCACAACGTGATTTGTTCTTGACATCTGACTCAGTTTTGACTATAGTGGATGCATCAGAAGAAATTACCAAGGAGTACAACGCACAGAATGAGTAGGTTCTACACCAACGTTCAACTTGCAGGTAATACAATTCTCTATCGTGGGTACGAGGATGGGCAAAGAGTCCAATCTCGTGCCCATTTTAGTCCTACCTTATTTGTAACTTCAAACAAGGAGGAGAAGTATAAAACTCTAGAGGGTGAGAATGTTCGCCCAGTTAAATTTGAAACTTCACGAGAAGCAAGGGAGTTTATTCAACAGTATCAGAATGTTGAAGGGTTTAAAGTTCATGGGTATGAGCGATTTGTATATCAGTTTATTACCCAAGAGTTTCCTGATGAGGTTGATTATAGTATTAACCAGATGAAGATCTACGCAATGGACATTGAGGTTCAATGTGAGAATGGATTCCCTAATGTAGAAGAGGCAGCAGAAGAAATGTTATCAATCACCATTAAAGACATGGTGACTAAGCAGTATTATTGTTGGGCAACTCGTGAATTTGAAGCACCAGAAGGTGTAGAGTCTCACATTTTTTGGAATGAGCAAGAGATGCTTAGACATTTTCTTGGTTGGTGGGTTGAGAATACACCTGATATCTTGACTGGTTGGAACGTGAATCTATATGACGTACCATACATTGCTAGACGTGTAAATAGAGTTCTTGGTGAGAAATGGATGAAGAGTCTGTCACCATGGAACCGTGCAAATGAGAGGGAAGTCTTTGTTCAAGGACGTAAAAACTATGCGTATGATATTTCTGGTGTTAATATCCTTGATTACCTTGATCTATATCGTAAGTTTACATATACAAATCAAGAGTCTTACCGACTTGACCACATCGCTTTCGTCGAACTTGGTCAGCGAAAAGTTGATCACTCTGAATATGAAAACTTCAAGGACTTTTATACCTCTGACTGGCAGAAGTTCATGGAATATAACATCCAAGACGTTGAACTAATTGACCGTCTTGAAGATAAGATGAAGTTGCTAGAACTAGCAATCACTATGTCTTATGATGCGAAGGTAAACTTTGAGGATGTGTACTCACAGGTTCGCATGTGGGATACCATCATTTATAATTATCTACGTGATAAAAACATTGTTGTCCCACCTAGAAAAGGATCTAAAAAGGATGAAAAATACGCAGGAGCATACGTCAAGGAACCGATTCCAGGAAAGTATGATTGGGTGGTTAGTTTTGACCTTAATAGCCTCTACCCTCATCTTATTATGCAGTACAATATCTCACCAGAAACCCTCAGGGAGACTAGACATCCCAGTGCGAGCGTTGAGAGGATCTTAAATCAAGAGATAGAGATTGATCCTGAGTTTGCTACATGTGCTAACGGTGCTCAGTACCGTAAGGATGTGTATGGATTCTTACCAGAAATTATGCAGAAGATTTATGATGAGCGAACGATTTATAAAAAGAAAATGCTCCAAGCGAAGCGGGACTATGAAGTTTCGCCAAGTGCCAAACTACAAAGAGATATTAGTAAATTCAATAACATCCAAATGGCTAGAAAAATACAGCTCAATTCGGCTTATGGTGCCATTGGAAACCAGTACTTTAGATACTACAACTTATCTAATGCTGAGGCGATTACTCTTAGTGGGCAGGTTAGCATCCGTTGGATTGAAAACAAAATGAATAAGTATCTAAACAAGATACTTAAAACAGAGGAGGAAGATTATGTTATTGCTAGTGATACTGATAGTATCTACCTCAACCTTGGTCCTTTGGTCGAAACTGTATACAAGGGCAGAGAGAAAACTGATAAGAGCGTTGTGTCGTTCCTTAATAAGATCTGTGAGATGGAACTTGAGAAGTATATTACGAGTTCTTTTGTTTTATTG